ATCAATTCTAAATTAATCGTTGTTGGTATGTCTTCAACTAGCTTCACAATAGCAGATCCTACCGACAAAAACTCTCTGGATATTTGTGGGTTTGACACCAGTACACCACAGCTTATCGAAGAGTTTATAAATTTATAAAAATACAAAAAAATAATAAAATGTGTGAAAAGTATCTATGAAAATGGATACTTTTTACACTATATTAACAATATATGTTATAATACTATTAGAAAATAGAGGAGGCTCTAGTAAATGGAAGAGGCTACAATCAAGATTATACCTGCTGAGGTAGAGGATTTTTATGGAAGAGAGGATGAATTAAGTCAGATTAGTTATACGGATACTTGTCCAGAATGTGGAATGAACGCCCTAACAAGAACAGGAAGATGCTCTACGTGCTCGTTTTGTGGATGGTCAGCTTGCTCTCTCTAAAGGAGAATTATGAAGTCAGAAGAAAAAGATCAATTTGAAGATGGATTAGAAGAAGAGAGTTGGTACAAAGAAGAAGTTTCTAATCCAAACACCAGAGATCAAGAAAAGAGAGGAACCTTATATATTCCTCCAAGAAATAAATTACGTACTCTTCGTCAGTATAAAGACCTAACGGACGAAGAATTTGAAATAATGTATGAAGAAAAATTAGTTGGTATACAAAGAAATAGAGCTTTTGAAAAAGTTATACAAAGAAAGATAACAGATATCTCAAAAGATTATGAAGTAGATGATCTCAATTCTAATGATCACATGACCCTTCGTGCTTTGGCTCAGGCAATGATAGACTTAGAAGCCTTGGAGCTCGAAAATCATAAGATGAAAAGAGAAGGGCTTGATATGACAAATATCAATCTATTAGATAGAATGTCTAGAATGAGATCAGACTTACGTGCAGATATCTCTAAAATGCAAACAGACTTAAACATCTCGAGAAGAGTCAGAAAACAAGATACCAATACTTCTGTAAAAGATCAATTTGAAGATTTAAAAAAGAAAGCAAAAGAGTTTTATCAACAGAAAATGTCTTATGTGTTTTGTCCAGAATGTAAAATGTTGCTCGCAACGATATGGACACTTTATCCTAATGAAGAAAAAAATAAATTAACATTCGTTTGTAACAGAGCGTTAGAGGATGGGTCTAAGTGTGGGCATAAATTTACAGTTACAACAAAAGAATTAATGGAAAAGCGGGGTACGAACAACGAAGATATTCCAGAATCACTAAGATAATTTGGAGGTTATATTGAAAGTTTTATATTTAGTTTCCTCAAACAAGGATTATTTTGAAAAAACATTTCCAGTGTTTTTACAGAGTCTTCCTAAAGTTAAGAGGGAGAAATTTGTTTTTATTGTTAATGGAAGTGACAAAGTTTACGAAGAAAAAGTGGAAGGGGTTAAAGTGAAATACGTTATGGATAACTCGTTTGAGTATTCACCCCTAATAGATTTAGTAAATCATCCACAAGAATATGATTGTGACTTTGTTTTTCTATTATATGATACTTGTTCGTTAGGTAAGAATTTCTTTAAGAAAGTTGAAAAATTTAATCCTTCTTTTGAAACTATTGCGGTTAGCAGTTTAGAAAATAATTTTGGTTGGCTCAAAAAGGATTTTCTACTTTCTAAAAAGAGTTTTATTCTATCTATGAAAAATTGTTCTACAGAAAAACAGGAACTTAACAAAGGAAAGCTGTTTAGAATAGCTCAAGCTAAAACTACATTCCAAACAAACTATAAAATTTTGTCTAAGAAAAATATTTATGGTAGTAAAGTGAGTAGGATTACTGAGTATTATGATGGTATAGACTTATATAAGTATAAGTCTAATGTAAAAAGAAGTGATGGTATTTTAGAACCTTAACTAATCGGAGAAGCTTTGAGTAGTAAAAATGTAGCAATTATACTAGCAGCTGGAAACGGTGGAAGGTTTGGTTCTGAAATACCAAAGCAATTTGTAAAGCTAAACGGAAAATCAATTTTATCACACACGGTTTCAGCAGTACGATCTTCTCCGTTAATTGACTTAACCATAGTTGTTTACAAAGGGGGATATAAAGAAATTGCTGAGAAGTCAGGTGCGGATATTTATGTGGAAGGAGGAGAGACTAGAAATCTTTCTACACTTATTGGTTTAAAGGCCTGTCCTCCAGAAACAGAAAATGTATTGATTCATGACGCAGTAAGACCTTTTGTTGACCAAAGTATTATTGGGAGATGTATTGAAGGACTGAAAATATTTGATGCAGTTGATGTGGTTATACCTACAGCAGATACTATTGTACAATCAGATTCCAACACAATTATAAATATTCCTAAAAGAAACGAAATGTTTAGGGGACAAACTCCTCAAGCATTTAAATTTAACGCCATCTATCCAATATATAGTAAAGTGAATCTTGATGGTTTTACAGATGATATTGGTGTGGCTTATCTAAATGGTTTACATTGTGGGGTTGTTCTTGGGTCTGAGTGGAATATAAAAATAACTTCTCCAACAGACTTATTTCTTGCAGAAAAGATACAACAATTCTATTATGCTAAACCAGACAAACCAGATTTAGAAGGAAAAACTATACTTCTTTTAGGGGCTTCCGGTGGGATTGGTTCAGAAGTGTACAAAATTTTGAAGGAACATAATTGTGTTATTCTTTACCCAAGTAGAGATTTGGTAGATCTTTCAAAGGATCATCTTCCAGAGTTTCTTTTTGAAGAAAAGATTGATTGTATTATAAATTGTGCTGGCGTAATGCATTTAGGAACAGAAAAAGCAGAAGAAATTATGAATGTTAATTTCAGAAGTAATTTATTACTAATTGACTTGGCTAAAAAGACAATGAAAAATGGTGGGAATATTGTGTTAGTTGGATCGAGCTCTTCTTTACATGGAAGACCGGAGTTTCCAATCTACTCTGCATCAAAGGCAGCTACTGTAAATTTGACAGAATCTATGTCCGAGATACTTAGTGGGTACAATATCAGAATTAATTGTGTAAATCCAGGAAGAACCAATACTAAAATTACAGATTACTTAGGAATAACAGGAGATGATTCATTAGATGCAAGAGACGTAGCACAGATTATAGTAGACTATAGTACTACCACACTTACTGGAATGATTGTTAATATTAGGAGAGGAATTAATGGAATGTAAAATATGTGGTACTTATTGTAAAAAATTATTTAATGTTGAACTTACTAGACCTGATTTTAAATGTAGTCCAAATATATACGAATGTCCTTCTTGTGGGTTTGTCTTTTCTGATCTTGTAGATAATTTTACAGATGAAGAATACAAACAATTTTATAAATATCCAGAATATTTAGAGTATGACCCCATTGCAAAGAGAGAACATGAAGAGAATTTTTTAAATAGAAGTGTTTTATTATTTAATTTAGCTGCGGATTTTATGAAGAAAACTTTAAATAAGAATCCAAAAATTCTTGTGTATGGAAATGGAAAAAGTAAAGCGGTTAAATTACTTTTAAATAGTGGGCTCGAAGCCTACTCTTATATGAGTGAAACTAACTATGGAACGGAGATTACTGATCTATCAACTAAAAAAGATTTCTTTGATTTAGTCGTTTCTACAGAAGTTGCTGAACATTTTGGGAACCCAGTAAAAGAATTTGGTCAAATAAAAGATGTTCTTAAAGTAGGTGGTTGGACAGTACATTCAACAAATTGCAAAGATAGAGTTGTTAAAAATCATGTTGGGAATATTGGAAAGACTCTTGAATACATGATCAGTGATGTTATGAAAAATGCGGGGCACGTTTCTTTCTACACAAAAGCCAGTGTAGATATTCTCGCAAAAAAACTGAATATGATAAATAGATCATATGAAGTAGGAGATAACAAAATAGCTATAGGACTGGAGAAGAGATAAATGGGATTTGTTATACCAAAAGATATAAAAATTATATATGCAGTATCAAATGGTTTTCAATTATTGGAACATTGTTTAGCTTTGTATGAGTGGTTGGGGGGAGAATTCCATGTTTCACCAAACAAAACTGAAACTGTTAGTTGGCTCGAGAAGTATAAATATAATGTTAAAATAACATCTATAGAAATGCTTTTGAAAATTACAGATAGCCCAAAAAATATATTCATTGTTCCTTCTGGTTCTCATGGATATTCTGGACTTAGTAAATTCAAAAATGTATATTATACAACCCACGGAGTTAGTGAGAAAAATCTTTATCTAAAACAAAAAGATGAGGTAGGAAACAAACAAGTATTTCCACTACAGTTTTCAAGATATCTTAGGGGTACTTATGAGTATTCTAATGAATATCATGAGAAGTTCTTTAAAATAGATAAATCAAAACAAACAATTCTGTATGCTCCAACACAAGGAACATTTTCTTCCCTCTCGAATAACATAGTGGATATACTAAGAGAAATGCAGTCAGACTATAATGTTATAATTAAACCCCATGCTTTATGTTGGGAACTTAATAAGCAAGAAATTAAATACATTAGTAAATATTTTCCGATTAACATAGAACTGCACAATATTATGCCTTTCTTAGAGCTAATGGATGTGTATGTTGGAGATGTTTCTGCCGCTACCTCTGCGGCTACTTATTTCTACGAGAAACCAATAATACTAATTAAAGATAGTTCTTACAAAGCTACTTCAAAAATATTAATGGATAACACAGTGGTTTCCATTGTTACTAAGAATGATTATAGTAATTTATCAAAGATTATAAAAGATGATCTCAAAAATCCTATGGAAAAAAAGAATGGAAGAGAACAATATTTTAATACTTGGTACTCTACTATAGACGGAACAGAGGGATTTAAATTTGCGGAGCTTATTTTAAAAAATTCAAAAATTGATTATAAATTAGAGGGTTAACTCTAAATAAAGGAGATTTCGTTTGGCATTAAAAGAAAAGATTACCCAAGAGGAACTTGTACTTTTTGAAGTACTAAAAAATCCAGTTCTCTCAATAGAATTTGTACAGAATTTAGATCACTTACCTTTTGAAGAAGAGTTTGAATTTACTTACTATCAGAAGGAGATGCTCTGTGATTTTAATCCGTATGTGGCTCTCTGCTCTGGTCGTGCTATTGGTAAAACTGTAACTCTTTCCAGTCTAATTGTTTGGATGTTAATTTATAATTTGTATCCAAATGATTATATTGTATTTACAGTTCCGAATAAAGTCCATCTAGACCCAGTATTTAATAATCTTATTAGAATGTTTAGAAGTAACAGTCTTCTAAAACATTTTATTGAACCTAAAGGTGGAATCAATGGTGCCGACTTTACAATTAAACTCTTGAACCAAGCAAGTCTAATCTGTCGTATTGCCGGACAAAGTGGTACTGGTGCTAATGTAATAGGTTTACATACTCCTTGTGTGTTGTTAGATGAGGGTGGCTACTATCCTTGGGGAACATGGATTGAACTACAACCTATCATAAACACATGGACAGCAGGAGCTAAAGTATTTGTTTCTGGTGTTCCTACTGGATTAAGAGAGAACAATGTTTTGTACCACGTAGATATGGAAAACTCTAATTATACAAAACATAGAATTACTGCTTACCAGAATCCTAGATTTTCTGATGAAGATGAATCAAGAGCTATTGAACAGTATGGTGGTAAAGAAGGGGATGATTTCATTCATTTTGTTTATGGCAGACACGGTAAACCAATCTTTTCTATTTTTGATAGAAGTACTTTTATGATAGAAAAATATCCTGTTTATAAGTTAGCATTAAATGGTATAGAAATAAAAGATGATTTGATGGAATATAAATCTAAGATTATGTTACTACCAGGAATTTCAAATGTAGATGATGAAGTTGTATTTGGAATTGACTTGGGGTATACAGAACCAACTGCTATTATAGTTATGACATTAGATAAATATCATAGATTTAGATTACATGCTAGAATAAAATTAACAAAAGTAGCCTATCACATACAAGAAATGATAATAGATATGCTAGATACTAAATATAGACCAGCTTTGTTGGGGGTTGACAAGGGGAATGTTGGTGTCAGTTTAACACAGAGTATGATGGAATCAGAGGCGTGGTTACATAAAGGATATGATAAAAGAATGTCTCCAATAGATTTTTCTGGTTCGATTATTATTGGTGTAGATGCAGACGGTAAGGAAATAAAGTCTAAAACAAAACCAATGTCTGTGTCAGTTCTACAAGACTACTCTAACAATCATAAAGTTATTTATTCAAGTACAGACCCAGAAATGATTTCGGAATTAGAGAGAATGACCTATTCTAAGAATCCCAATGGTGATATTTCTTATAAAACCCTCACTGTTAAAGGTGGAAAACAGGGGGAAGACCATTTTACATCCGCTTTATTATGTGGGGTAATGGCATATTATTTAAACACAGAGTTTTTAATTACACAACCCAAGAGAAAGAAACTTGCGGGCTCAATGTGGAATTACTAAAGAGGTAACATGGAAGAAAATTTTGATTTAGAATCTGCAATACAAAGAGAGAGCCTCCAAAAGGACGAGAAACTAAAGTTAGCAAAAGCAGCCTACAGTTTTATAGACCCTTATGGAGTTAATCCTTGGGCTCCCTCAATGGTAGATAAATTGGATATTAAAGATATTGATCATGATACATTTAAAGAAATTATAGAAGCTTGTAGGTTCTTTTATAAAAGAGACCCCACTGCAGGTACTGTAATTGATAAAATGGTAGACATTGGAATCACTGATCTTTATATTTCTAAAGAAGATCTATCAGAAAATGAGTATAGAATCTTCTCAGCTCTTTTACCAAAACTAAAAGAGTTTGCAGAAGATATGGCGTTAGAGTATCTACTTTCAGGACTAGTAATTCCTGAAATAAAATTTGATACTGTTGGAAAAGAAGAACTTAAAAAGTATAACATAAAGAAATACACTTCTATGGAATTTCCAGTATCTTTGTGGATCAGAGATCCAGCTACTGTGAAGATTAATAAAACTATTTTAAGTGACAAACCTTCTTACTTTATTAACATACCAGATGATTTAGCTTTCTTTATAAAGAACAATGGAAGATACCCAGATGGTACAGAAGACCCAGAATTGTACAAACAGTTAGTAGAGATGTATCCAGAATTTGTACGTAAAGTAAAAAGTGGAAAGAAAGATATTCTACTGACAGAAAATGTACATCTTATTATAAGAAGAAGAGTAATCTCAGATTCTGGTTACCCAGTACCCTTCCTATACAAATCAATTGAATCAATGAAGCACAAAAGAAATCTTAGAAGAATGGATTATTCAGTAGCCTCTAGAGTTATCACAGCTATTCAATTGATTAAGTTAGGTAATGATGAGTATCCTGTAACAGAAGATGATGAAGAACAGTTCAATGATATTAAAAATCAAATGTATTGGAGAAACTCTGCTACCAACACAGAAGTAGAAAAAGTGTTCCAGCTCTTTGCTAACCACACTTTGACAATTGAGTGGGTGTTCCCAGAGACAGATGTTCTTTTAGACGAAGCTAAATATGCTGATGTTAACCAAGATATTATGGTTGGCTTAGGCTTTCCAAAAATATTAATGACTGGTGAAAATGATAGGTCAGGTGCTGGAGACAGTAGCTATGCTGCTTCTAGTCCTATAAAAACAATAGAGCATTTCAGAAATAAACT